TAGCTCATGCGATAAAAGCACAAAATCATTGGACTGAGTGTAATCAATAAAATCGCCACCATCCGCAGTAATGCGAAAAGGCTCCATATCATTCATAGCAAAGTGCATCCACCCAAGAATACCATCTGTGTCTGGGTTCACATAGTCATAGCGGTAAAGACCTCTTTCCGTATGGTTGCTAAAATCATTGGTAGTTCCATCGGAATACATGATCATTCCAATCTGAGGGTTTGCCACTGGTGACGCTTGAGGAATAAAGGTTAACAACGTCTTCATATCGTCAATTCTTTGGTTGAGCTTTCTTAGCTCATCCTCAATTACCGGCCTGTTATATTCCGCTGGAAGGTTAGCCACTATCGCTCACCCTCCATTCTGCCTTGAACCTCTAGGTTAGTTAGTGTCCAATTATCAGAAGAGTTATTGCTTTCTACTTTCATAGTAATGTACCTTCCGGCAGACCTTATAGGAAAGCTTTCAAAGGTGTTGGTTATAATGAAGCTATTAGTTCTTCCTCGGCCATCTGTGTAGTTTGGCTCACCATCAATTGTATCGGACCAGCCTACTGACAGCACTGGTGATCCAGAGCCTTCCTTGCCTACACGAATAGCTGATATTTCTTTAACTCTATCTGCATCGTTTAGATCGTGCGCTTTTGTTACTGCTGAAACGCTAGGGTTATCTAGTCCTGGAGTGTTGCCTTCGTAATAGAAATTACCAATGTTGTCGCCAGACAAGGCGTGCTGAAATACACCTCTATCAAGGTAAGCTGAGATAACCTGATCTCTCATTCCCCACTGCCCAGTCTTATAGTTATAATAAAACTCTTTGCTTATAACTGAAGAGCCAAAAGGTATAGCCCAAACAACTTCGTTTTCTTTGGAGTTATCAAACGCGTAGATTAACTCAAGAGCAGATTCGGAAACATTGTCTCTAAAGAATTGGTTTATTCCGCTATCATTGCCAATCATATTTATGGCAGCGCCATCAGTCACAAAGAAGCCGTCTCTAGTTACGCCGTAGTTTTGACGACCAACAGATACAACAGAGTTTGGAGACACTGCGCCTATATTGCCTTCTAGTGCAACTTGATAACCAAAGATATTTGGTAGGCCAACATAGTTAACAACAAACATCTGACTTTCTGTGTATACCGCTAAACCATTACCTAGCTGACAAACGCAACGTATGGGTGTTTCTGCTTCACGAATTAATAGGCTACCAGCGGTGTTTGTTGCTGTTCCTACCCAATCATCTAATTTATCTGCGCTACACCATGCAAAGCTTGTACTGTAGTCTACAGCGCCTTTAGTGTAGTTAAACGCAAGCATGTGCGGGCCTTGCTTATGGAAGCACTCTAACGTATCAAAGTCTATGTTAGGAACGGTTACTGTTGCTGTTGCTCCAGAGCCTGAGCCAGTTACTGTGACAAAAGTAATTGTATCGCCAGACACATAATCACTATTACCCCAATTAGTAATTTCAAAGTCAACAAGTTTTCCTGCATTTACTTTGGTTACGGTTACTGTTATTCCTGATCCGTTTGGCGATGTTGTTGTTAATGTGTCACCTATAGCGTAATTAGTTCCTTCAGTGTCATCTATAGTAACTGTAGCACCGCTAACCCTATCGCTGTGGAAGCCATTAAAGGTTACGTTGTTTTTCTTTATTACTGGCTGAGTAGAGCCTTTAGCGCCAACTACAAAAGAGCCAAACGTCTCAAAGTCCCACTGATCAGGAGTATTTGATGACCCATCCCAAGTTGTTCCTGAATCATCCCAATTAGTCTTTCCTATTTCTACTGTAGCTACAGCAGTGCTATAAATTTCACTTCCTGTAGGAATGTCTTCATAAATATATATTTTATATTCTGAAAAAATTGGGCTTCCCGTTGGATAGGCAGTTACTTGAAGGCCGTTTGGATCAAATGCCATGGGATTGCTACCCAACCCAGCAATGCCATCAAGAATAATATTAATACCTGAAATTAATCCATGAGGAGTATCTGTGGTTATAACTAAAGTGCCTTGTGACCTACTAGCAGCAACTATATTTATTGTTTGACCCAGATCCCAATCTGTTCCTTGCGATGTGCGGAGAAGGTTATACCCAGACCCAACCGTTTTTACAGAAGGTGAATTTGCTGGAGTAGCCAAAGGATCTTCTAAGACGTATGAATATATATTTCTTAAATCCCCAACGTAAGCCACATTAGTGTCGTACTCTCTAGTAGCTGTAATGCCTCGTATTGGAGTTACAGAGCTTTGAGGACTTGCTTTAAAATCATGCAAAAGTTCTCGGCCAGCCTTTCTTCGCATACCGAATTCAGTGTATTGAACGCCGTTAACAGTCTCCCAAAATGGAATCTGTCTATCAAACCTTTCTGGGTACACGCCAGTCTTAAGAAGATCAGAAGCATCTATCTTAAAACCGCCGGACTTATCTGTCTCGAATGGCATTTAGCCTCCTATAGCTATAAAGAAACAACCGACTTGTTGAGAGGGACTAAAGGCATTATCTCTATCTATTGTAAAATTAAATTGACTTTTAAGAGATACACCTATTTGTGAGCTTCCATTAGCCTGATTCCTGGTAAGGTTAACTACAGAGCAAAAATTAGGGAAACCCTCATCAAAAATAAACTGCTGCGGGTTATTTGTCGTTGATAAAATTCTTCCCCATTTGACAACAACGCCAGCTATTTCTATTGATCCTTGTTGTAAGCCGCTAGCTGTAACTTCCGTATTATTAACAGCAGCTCCGAGAAGGCTAGCAGCCGTTAGCGCTCTAACAGCATCGATTCCAGCTTTAACTTCTGCTCCTGTAGCTAGCTCAACAATACCTTGAACTGAGGCCGATGATGTTGGTAATCCTACATACCCACTAGCAGTAACACTACCACCACACGTTACACCAGCATCAGTAGTGGTTAACCTATTAAGGCCGTTATATTTTAAGGAAATATCTAGCGCACCCCAGCTTGCAACGTCTACTGTGTCACTTTTTAAGTAACCGTTTTGACCTTTAATGACAAGGCTGCCATCTCCAACTTGCTTAATAGTCCCGTCACCATTGCCATTTTCAAAAATTTCTAAGTAACCAGAAGATTCAGTGCCAAATTGAAGCCTTTTATCTGCTTTAACTCTAATGTAGTCAGCCGTTGCTGTTAAAACGTCAACAGTACCGTTAGGGTAATTCCCCATTCTAAAGACAATTTTATCGTCATCATTGTCTCCTGCCTTTAACACCATAGACCCTGTAGTAGCTGGCGCACCACCAGTACCGGCCTCTGTAAATATTTGAAATACATCGTCATACGTGGAGGTTGGATCATCGAGCTGTATTCTTTTGCAAAAAACATCGCCAGTGTTAATAGCTTCAGGATCAAGTGGATTGTTGCCGTTTAAGTTGATGTAGTCTGCGGCAATGGACACTGCGTTAACACTACCTGGAACATCAATACCTACACTTGTAATGTTTAATGAGTTTTGATATACGTTGCCAGCTTTACGAATAAAATACTCAATCTTGCCTTTTTCCTCATTATCAATAGAAACGGGAGACTCAGCTCTCATAAATGCAAAAGTATGATTATCGCCGTTGTTATTTTTTCCCTGAAATACAATCTCGCCTAATTGGTTATCCGTAGACCCAACTTCTTCGCTTCGTAATACAATACTTGGTTGGGCTGGAGTTTGAGTATCACCACCCGTTAATAGAATACCGTCACTTGTTGTTTGTAGCTTTTTAGCATTGTCATAAAAAAGATAAGCGCCGCCATCAGCATCTCCAACAAAAAACTTTTCTCTAGCTCCTGCGCCATCGTGAGTTCCTATCTCAATACCTCTAAGTCCAGATCCCTCTGTGCTTGATGCAATGTAAGCATGATCATCTGCGTCAACTCCAAACTGTAATAGCTTGCTTGCAGAAGTCCAATCAGAACCATTCTCCCATCGCTCATCTTGAACGCTAAGGTATGAAGCGTTTGCGTTTGTAGTTGCAAATGTAGCCTGTATGCTTTCATTGCCAGCAGTATTTCCTAATGCTGGTGAAGTAACTGTAATGCCTTCTACACTAACCTCTTTAAAGTTTTTATTAATGTTTACGCACGCAAAGTAAGGTGTAACACCGCCACCTGGAGAGTTTAATATAAACTCATAATACTGATCGGCTGCAAGATCCCCAGCAGCTAAATCTAATCCATCAAGGCTCTTTAGAAGAATTGATGTTGAACTGTTAACGCTCAAAGATAAAACAGAGCTTGCGCTGTTAGTCTGGTTAACTCTTGCAGCTATACGCATTCCATCAACGTACTCAAAGACTGACTCAGCTAGAGGGTAGGTAACAGAATAACTTATAGGCCCGCCAGTAAGCTCTTGAGCGTCAATGTTTGTTCTTTGCAGCTTAGTAATTTCTTCATCAGCAATTCTAAAGTTTTCTCTAACGCTAGATGTACTGGCTGAACCGGCTGTTGGATTTGTTGGGATTATTTGTGAAGTCATTAGACTAACGGGCCTCCATTGGCTTGTATGCTATCGTCTTTAATTCTTGCTCTTCCGATGCCTTGCTTGGCTCGTCTTGCCTGTACAGCCGCAATAGCTTCGTCAACCATCTGTTTAAAATAGTTTACTCGACCATCATCCTTAAGGTAGATGTAAGCTTCTTGAAGAGCTGCGTTTAAATAAATATCTTGTAGTAATACGGGGCCATTATCACCACCGTTTAAGTCTCTGTCTGCACTGTACAGGATTCTGTACTTTTCTGTGTTGTCTGCTGCTGGAGTTGGAGCTAAATAGATCTTGTCTCCAGATATAGAGTACCGAGTTACTGAGCCACCAACGGCTTCATAGTTTAGGATCTCTTGCATAGATACAGGCTCAAGATTACGACCTCTTGAATCTGATACGCTAATAACAAACTTAGTACCTACTGGCAAGGTTGTAGCTTGTGACACAGGAGTAATCTCTGCGAGAATCTCTTGCTCTACAATTGATAATAGACGGTTTATTTTTAATTGCGCTAACGCTAGGAAGTCTGGAATTTGAGCGCTAAGGTCTGATCTGTTTAACCAGTCGGCAACTGCTGCCTGTAGATCTGCGTTTGTTGTTAAAGCCATTACAGTCTCGCTGTGGTGGTTTTCATGTATGGGTAGTGTGTTTCAATGAGCTTAAAGAAATATTTATAGTCTACGTTTTCGCCAAGTAGATCTATTCCATGCTCTTTCTTTATTCTCATTACATCCGTCATAGATAAATCTAAAACTTGATGGTAATTCTGTTTTGGATCAAACTTAACCCAATCGCTAGTAGCGTTTCTTTTGTTCTTGTTGTCTTCTAAAAGCTGGGTAATGTCTTGCTTAAACTCAGAATAAACTCCACCATCATTGGTGAAGTAAGAATCCTGGTGTACACCGTTTTCCGTTTCTCTCTCAATAAATGTACTCATTACTTCTTAACCTGTTTCTTTTTCTTTTTCTTTTTTGGTGGTCGTCCTACTTTAGTTCCGTATGTTCCTTTACCTTCTGGCATAATTTTCTCCAATAGTTAGATAATTAGATACAGGAAAAGGGAGCCGAAGCCCCCCCCACCTTTAGTTACTATACTATGCGTTGATTGCGTAGTAAGCAGCGTTAGCTTCTTCAGAACGAGCTTCTAAAGTGTAGTAACACTCTAAAAGTTTTTGTTCAGCAGATGCTTGAGTAGCGATGTCAGTAGTATGAATTTTCTTACCACCAGCAAAGGCTAAGCCCCAAGTGCTATAGTCTAAAACGTATAGAGTATCAGCAGGCATATGCTTGTTAGGAACAACAGCGATAGGGCCAAACTGAGAAACATATACAGCAACTCGGTTGATGATTTCGCCATCAGCAGCGTTAGTAGTTACATCAGTTGAGATGCCTTTGCTAACCTCAGCATTGTTACGAAGAGTGCTGATAGTACCAGCAGAACCCATGATCTTAGCAGAGCTAAAGTCACCAGAGTTATCCCAAACACCGTCTAACAAGTCATCAAGATTTGCTTGAGTCATTGCTTCTGAAGTACCAGGAGTAGGCTTAGTTAAACCTGTTGATGCAGTGTTTGCAACACCACCAGTGCCAGATACTACTTGGTTTGAAAGAATCCAAGAAGAAACTGTTGCGCTAACACCAGCAGCAGCATTAGTAGGAACAACTTTGATTTGGTTAGAAAGAACTTGCTTCTCTACATCCATCTGAAGCTCTTTACCTTTCTTCATTAACTGATAAGCCATTTCCTTACCAGGAACGCCAGCTCGATCAAACATTTCAGCTTTCTTAGTAACTGTAACGCCTTTAGTTGCGATCTGAACATAGTTACCCTTACGAGTACGCTCTGAGCCTTCAGAAGATCCAACAACTTCTGCTTCGATTGCAGCGTTGCTACTTACAGAATCTGCGTAAGTGTCAGTTAACCACTCATGGTTATCAGCAGTAGCTTTAGTCTGAGAAATGCCAGAGGTAAAAGGAGTCATGAAAGGAGTAACATTAAAAATTACGTTACCTAAATCTTCACGGATGTTTTTTGCGTTTTGTGGGCCTAACTCGTAAGCCGAAGTTGATGTAATTGTAGCCATGATTTGTTGCCTATTTATTTAAAAGAATCGAGAATTAAATTTACCGCAGAATCTCTTGAGAAAGAACCATCACTCTGTGTGGCACTTTGTAGTCTCTTAGATTGTGCAGCAGCCTGTTTTTGTGCTCGACTCGCTGACGCGCCTTTTCTTAGAACAGTCTTAGAAGCTTTTTTCTTAGGAGCTTTTTTAGTTGCTTCCACTTGCTTCCTAGAACTACTTGCCATAGCTGCATCGTGCAACACTTTTAGTACAACAGCGTCTGTAACAGTGTTTAGTGCTTCTGCACTACCGCCAACGCTTTCAAAGTACTCAGTCATAACAGCTACTTTTTCAGCAGCAACCTTTTGATCTGAAAAACTTGGCTCTAATTGAATTAACAATTTGGCCTGATTTTGTGATTCAGCTTTAAGATTTTCTTGTTGTTGACCAGTGTGCTGATCGTGTACTTTTTGTGCTATAGCATTAATCTCTTGCTCTCTTTGTTCAAAAAGAACTCGATTTTCTAATGCCTGCTCATAAGCATAAGGATCTGTCTGTTTTAAAGCTAAAAGTTCTTCAGTATTATGGGTTGGTCGCTGACCGTATACCATTGCGCTTGCAATCTCTAACAGCTTTGCTGTTTCTTCAAGAGATGAAGTTCGCTTTGTTTCAAAAACTTTTCGCTCATCAGACAACGCCTGAGTCTTGCGTGTATAATCACCTTGCATCAAAACGCCGCTTTTAATCTTATCAATGTCATCAAGACCATTTTCAACAAGAAATTCGCGTGCATTAACTAAATATTCGTATTCACCGTCTTCAAGCTCGATTTCACCAGAGAGTTCTTCTTCTCCGCCTTCATCACTATCTTCGGCTTCATCTTCTTCTAGTTGATCCAAGTTTTCGTCCACTTCTTCTTCAGAATATTCTTCTTCAGATTCCGCTTCAGCTACAGGTTCATTTTCAATTTCTCCTAAATCATCTTTAGGATTGATCATGCCCAAAATTGCCTCTAGTCCAGCATCCTGCGTAATGGGTCCGTTAATAGAGAGTTCCGAAGAGTTGTTCTCATTGTCTGACATTTGTATCTCCTCAAAGGATCGGTTTCCCGTTGTCCTCAATTGTTAAATTATAATCTTTGGTTTTTTTGTTTCACGCAATTCTAAATACTGCTCAATTGTTGGGCAGGCCCATAGTTCATCGACCTTGCCTTCAACATCTTGCATTGTTAATTTAGTAAAAGCGATTCCTCGCATCCAGTTAAGTAATTCACTAGATACGATATAGAATTCTTCATTTTGCTCGCTTGGCGAGACTTTCTCGTTGGTTTGCATACCACTCCATATTCTCTTTTAAAGCTTTAACTACTTTAACCTCTCTCCAGATATGCTCAACCTGATCAGGTCTTGACGCTCCAGAAAAAGCCTTGTACAAATTATCCTCCATTTCTTGAAAAATAAACTGTATTGCTTCGTCTTCTATAAGCCTTGCGGAGGCATTTGCCACCCGAATTCTTACATCTAGCTCTACCTTATCACTAGGTAAGCTAGTTACCAATCTTGACTGCTCTCTCACTGCGTGCCTCCAGATTTATTTCAGCCACTTTAAATTCGTTCTCATCTTCATGCTTCTTAACTTCAAGCATAAATTCTTGCTCTTTAAGCTCAAGCTCTGCTTTATCAAGCTCGACTTTAGCTTTCTCAATTTCAATTTGAGCCATAACAGCTTGCATCTGAACTTGCTGCGCTTGCATAGCCGCTTGCTGCTCTGGTGATGGGCCTTCTGGCTGACCAGTAAACTCTGGGCCAGGATCTGTAAAGTATCGCCCGTATGCTGCCTTATCATACAGCCTGACCATATCTTCTTGCAACTGTACAATCTGCTGCGGCATTACTGTAATACCAAGGCCACCCGCTGATACCATTGTTTGTTGCGCCTGCATAGTTTGCTGCATATGGAACAACTGCTCAGTTTTAGAGCCGTTACCCAAGCCAACTAGAACTGTAACGTCTTTTCGAGCATTCCATTTGCGAGGATCAACCTCTACAAACTTATTGTTTAATCTAAAGATAGACTTGTCATCTGCATGAGCAATCTCTAACTCATAAACACCCATAAAGACTTTACGCAAGAACTCGCCATACTCACGAGCAATCAAGCGAATTCGAGCTTGTCGCTTAGACAATACTTGGCTAACTGCACCCGCTGCTGTGTTGCCATTAAGAATGTCTGGGCTAATAGAGTTATCTGTAGAGCCTACATCCTTTTCTAGCATCTGATCAGCAACGCCCATCATATTATAGGTGTGAGCGCCAAACGAAGGCTGGTTAGGAAACGATATAGCGTTAGGATGTTTAACTAAGTAAGGTGCTCCAGGCTTGCTACTCATAACTGAGTCTAGGTCTACTTGGCCCTCTACGACCACAGGGCGACCGTTATTTAAGTTGTACTGATTATCTAACTGGTTACGCCAAAGTGTGCTCTTGACCTTCTGGATGGGTGCTGCGGCATCCGCTGGGCAAAGACCTGTAAGCTTGTGAGGCATACGGATAGGAGTCCAGATTTCAAAAGGAATCTCATCAACTTCTTCGACGTTTAATACTGTGTTGCCAATCTTGCAAACTTTAAGTAATTCATCGTAACCATCTTCGTCACGGTCTACACGAATATAGATCTCATGTAGGTCGTAGGTGTTTGCAATCTGGTTCTCATCGCCATCGTAATCATCTGTATCAAAGTTACGAGCAATACGCTCAGGTGAATCATATTCATTGTAACCAGAAGAAGTTGACGCTTTGTCAATTTTAGCCTCGTCAAAGTCCATCTCAAGCAAGTCGCTTTTAGTCTTTTGACTACGCTGGCGAACGAATCGAGCTTCCTGTACTGTAGTGGCGTTACGGTCAATACCAAACTCTTCAGGGGGAACGACTTCTATGCGAGTAGAGCTTTTAGTTACTGTATGTAACATTTTGCCAGAGTAACTAATCTGATTTGTAATCTCATCTAAGTATTCTTCAAACTCAGAGATTTCAACTTCTGGATCAGCTTCAAGTAGCTCGAATGCTTGCGCAGATATATCATCAAACGAGTGCTTGGTCGTAGAGTCTTCCATAGCTCGCCAGCGCTTAATAACACCTTGACGCTGTAGTAAACCATCGATAAGACTATCCATGATATTGCTGAAGCCATCGTTTTGGCGATAAAATACATAGCGAATGTAGTCAGTAGCTTGCTGTGCTGCTTCAACATCCTCTTGACCTTCTGGTTCAAATCGTACAGTCTCATCATCAGCTACAAATAACTCCGCTATATCTGCTTTAATATTCTCAACGGTCTGGTAAACTTCTCGTGTAACAATGCTTGAGTAGCCATCCCTTTCGTTTCCGTAAGACTCACCAAGATAGTAATCAAGTAAATCAGCACGAGTCTGCGCTGCATCGCTATCCATGTGATCAGAAACATTATCTTCATATGAATTAATAGTACTCAGTAAATCTTTGTTTGTGATCATTATGTGACCCAGTTGTAATTGCTGTTAGATTCCTTGGACTCCCAAGGACGCTGTCTTTTTGATTTATCTTTACTTGGAGCTGACCATCTTTGACTTTGAAATGCGTATCGAGTCGCTGACATTAAATCGTCTGCTTTATCAACAATCTTGCCGCTCTCGCCAAAGTGATATGAGCCATACTCTTGTTGCCAATACTGGCAACTTTGAAATACTTTAAATAACCCTTTCTCCATCGCTTGAGAAATAGCTGTAATGCCTGGAGCTATCTTTATGTCGCCTTTAGTTTGCGACAAGTCTGGTGGGTTGGTAAAGTGCTCAGGCAAGAAGTTTACACCTTCCTGTCTGTACTGCACCGCCATTGAATTACCACCGTCAAATGTTCTATTGCCATCGTGCGGCCAAGCTATAGGTGGCTGAACTGATCTAGCTCTAATCGCTATAGCGTGTTGCGTTGCTGTCTGACGAGATTCTCTGTACTCGTCTGTAATGTAAAAGCAGCCATTCTCTGGGTTTATTGCGCCCCAAACAATAGCTGTAGGGTGATCAAACCCAAAATCGATTCCACAGATTCTATTCCAGTGAGCAGGTATTGTAAAATCTTCAACCACAAGTTTATCGAGAGCGTAAGGAAATACCATACCTCTACCAAATACCGGCTGGCCTTTGGTTCTCATCTCCCGCTCATTAGGGAGGTACTGAGCTAGGATCTGCTCTTTTGCATCTTCATCTAAGTGAGGAGCTTCATCCCAACCTGCTTGAACTAAGAATTGACCTTTTTTCTTGTCATTCATAAACTGCTGAATAACAGGAGTCATACCGCTTTCAGGTGTGAACGTCATCATAACGAACCCACGCTTATCAAGTGTTCTTGTCAAACACTGAGTATAGATGTTCTGTGCTGGCTGCTCATCTAGCCAGATCCAGTCAAGCGAAGAACCCATGAACTTCTCTTCACCCATCTCGTATGACTTAAACGAGATTACTGACTCACCTATATGCACGCCAAAGGCATTGTGGAACTTAACTACAATACTCTCTACTGCATTAGGTATCTGTGGCTTTCTAACCACGTCAACTACGCAGTCTCTAGGTATTGCCCCAGAGCCACGCATTAATAGATTCACAGGATCACCTAGCAATTCTCTTTGCAAGATGTCCCGTGTGGTTACTGTACTAGCACCCGCTGCCCATGCGTTGATAGGCTTGGTAAATCGTTTACCTTTCCACCAGTCTGGGTACTTACCCGTCAAGTGACAAGCGGTAATTCTAGCTCCGGTATAAGTCTTACCGACCCTGTTGCCCGCCATTGCCAAACACTGATTGTTCTCCTCTGTGGCATTAGACAGTAGTTCCTGCCAGCCATAGGGAGTCCATTGTCCTATTTGATTAAATAGAATCCTCTCTTCTTTCTCCTTCATTAATCGAAGGAGCTTCTCTTTCTCAGCCTTGTTTAAGTTGTTTGACATTAGCAGATGATTCAATCAGTTCCGATAGTTGTTCATCAAGTTCTGCATCAGAAAGGTCTGATACGGTTTGTGTAACATTTAGTTCTTTAGGCTTATCATGGCCTGTTCTGTGCAGAATATCTTGAGCCGCTTTTAAACGGATCTCTGGTCGATTATCTGGATCAACCATAATATCTTCTATAATCTTAGTCGCTAAAGAGGCAACCTGGTTTTCTTCAACCAAGTCATCTCTTCTCTCTTTGATTATATCTTTTAGGTCTTTGTACAGGCGATAGGCGTTACCGTTGTCCGGTGCATACCCCGCAAGACGGAAAGCATCCATTACAGTCATCTTTGTTGGATCTCGCCCTTCGTGATAGCCGCGAGCCATAAGGTCAATGAACTTGTCCTGCTGCTTGGTTAGCTTTCTTTTCTTTTGCTTTTTAATCATTAAGTGATCACGTTATGTTTAATTACTGGGCCTGTTTGTGTAGCAAGTGCTCCGTAAGGATTTCTTTGACTTGAAATTAAATAACACATTTCTGCAATTTCTTCACTAGCAGCATAGTATCTAATTGATTTTTGATTATTTGCTTGATTTGTTGTTTGGTAAGCCGCCCATGCAACAGGATCAGCAAACCCAGCTGGGTCATCTGCATATAGCTCAACGCCTTCACTTACACTAAATAGATCTGCGTCCCTATCCTGCCCGCCCATTAACACCTGTATATTATTATCATAGTTTGGAGACCAAACGGTAGTGCGCCCAATATTTGCTGATCTATCCTGGCTTGCTGAAAAGTTTTCAAGAAAACCAGTAGTGCATACTACACCAAGCATACCTCTAAATGTCACAGAAGTATCTAGCGTTCCAATAATATCTCCAGTAACCGCTCCAATATTTGAAGTGTCAAAAACTGCGGCTATAGTTGCCCTGATTGTTGAACTTGCTGAAACGTCAATTTGATGCAACTTCACAGCACCTACGCCGTTAAATGTTACATCAGTCCAGTTCGCTGATGATTCAGCCCCAGATAAAACAATTAAAACCATAAATGTATTGCAATTAGCAGGAATAGAAACATTGGAGAATGTTCTAGTGGTTCCGCTGTTAGCTGTCGGCTCGTATGATATTGAGTTTGCCGTTATTACTGTAGGTTGCGTCATAACTACTCCTTAATCAAAGTATACAGGTTTTGCTACGCTAGTAGCTGATCTTATTACTCTGAATACACTGGAGCCGGCTCCAGTTGCTGTAACTGTACCTGATTGGTTGCCAGAGCTTGCCAGAGTTCCTACTTTAGTGTAAGTGCCAGCAGCATTTTTTATCTCTAAAGTTAAAGACTCGTTAGAGCCTAATGCTGGCTTGCAGTAAAACAAACGAGAAGATCCTGCTGTTAATGGAAAGTCTGCGCCTACTACTCGTCCGGCCCCTGATGATGCTGCTATATATTCTGTTGACATAAGTTTTCCTTATTTGCTTCTTAATAGTTTAAGTATTTCGGCTTGGTTAGCTTTAATTTCTTCTCTTGATGCCGCTGCATTGATTGAGTCTTGCTTCAATAGAGCCACATCTACTTTTAGTGTGTGTACATCATCCCTCATTTCTTCTGCTACAATCTGACCCTCATCTATGGATAGGGAGTTAACCTCAACCTGACCCTTCACATCCTGCCACGCCATTAATGCGAAAGCTATTGTTAAAAATATTGTTATTACGTTCGCCGGTGTGAATTTGGTGTCCAGACTCATATTACTTCCTTGATACGCCCTTAGATTTCTCATAGCTACGCATACCACCAAGTCCAAGCATTCCTAGCAAGACTGGCAGCATAGTTTCTAAATCTATTAATGGGATTGATATGTTAGATGAGGCCAACGCTAAAGCAAAGTTAGTCATTGGAATGATTAAGAAGTTAGCCGCCATACCTAAACAGCAGGTCCAGCCTACAGCAGGTCGCCAGCCGCTAACAAATAATGAATTGTGTTGTGCTTCTGTCTTGTTAATGTCTAGCTGCGCTTTAATCTGCTCATGCGCGTTTTTCTCCGCCATAGTAGCGATCTCATGCGATAGCTTACTGCGAAGATCTTTGTCTGGTATAAACTTCTCCAAGAGAGAAGATACTGGGCCAATTAGAGCTTGTAGCATAAATTCCTATCTGCGAGCGAATGCGAGCAGCGCGCCGTTGTTTTTAATGCCTCCCCCTAGCGAACGCTAGAGAGAAGCAGTCGGCCTGAGAGAGGGGTAGCCGACCACCGTAGTATAGGGGCTAAAATCGGAGCTGTAAAATATCTAGCAAAAAAGATGCAAAATAGCAAAGAAATACGCTAAAAAGGTTGCGATTTAGATGCAGGTTACTAAAGGTTAATGTATACTTATCGTGATCATTTAGTAAAGTTTATATAGAGTAATATATCTTTATATGCAATAGCATACATAGTGATCTCGGTCTTGAAGGATATGTCCGGCGAAAGCCTCCCTCACCGCACAAGACTTAAAGCGCAAAAAGATACCCCACGGCGCATCTGAGTTCTAAAGACTGAACAGGGGGTGGACTACACGCTAGTAGAAGGCAGTCGAGTTTGCATAAAGCGTTAATTGCAGACTATCCGAAGTCCTAAATGCGACTAAGGGTAAAAGGAACCAAGTTTAGATCTGTTATAGGTCTTTACTGGGGTTCTTTTATCCTTCAGAACCTAATACTACCTTGCACTT